CGCAAGCTAACAGTCGAAACTACCTCTCGAACGTGCAGTCTGCTCTCGGGAAAAGGAGCACGGACTCGGACGATAGAAACATCCTGTCCGTCATAGTACTCCTTCCCACAGGACTCCCGGAACTTACCACTCCAGAAGCTCTTGTGGCGATTGACCTTGAACCCAAAAGATTCAAGGCTTCCGAGAACATGTTGCACCATGTCTACGGGGACGATGATATCATCTCCGTAAACGCGCACCCGACCAACATACGACTGGATGTCATTGTTGGTCAACTGGCGGCCTTGGCCCTTCTCGATCCCCATGAAGATGACTGTCGTAAAGACCAGCGCTTCGAACGGGAAACAGAGGGCCGAACCCATTGACGCGAACTTGGCTAGGCGTATTGTTTCATTCACGCCGTAGCCTCGTACATCAGCCTTCCGCGACCTTGTCGAGTCAACCGCTTGGCGAAGCCAGCGGTGATTCTCTAGAAGGGTACGTACATGCTGATTGGAGACACGGTCCGAAGCCTCACTGAGATCCAGTGTGGCGAGAGTTCCAGAGATGGAGCCCTCTCTCGCCAGCCGTTGATTTGGCTGTTGAGATTCGGTGGAGATGAAATTGCGCGTGTTGTCAAAGCGCGCCATCTCCTCCACCATCACCGCGAGAATTCCCTGCTGCATATATTGCATAGCAGTAGGCTCGACGGCGATGATTCGTGGTGTCTTCAGCGTCTTAGGAACGGGGATAACCTTGACGGGTATCTCCATTCCAGGTTCGAGGATCGTCACGCCGTCCGTCCACTCGATCAGGGACTCAGATGGGATGAGATGTTCCCAATGTGGGAAAATCTCTTCCATCCGACGGGTCCACACAGTCTGATTGTACTTCGCGTTGCCGCGAAGTTGATCAGCCGTGGCCCCGGGACCATGCTTGGGAAGGACCGAATCGTTGTAGATTCGCGCGTCTACCGACGCGAAGAAGTCCGCCCAGAGCAAGCGCCCGACTCGCCGGAAATCTTCGAAAGCATCCGCTTCCGAGAGGATTGACGAGTCGAACAAACGCACATCCTGCTCACACTCGAGGAACTTGAGCATCGCTTTTCGTGTACGTTCGTCTGTACACGGAAGCTCAATCTTACCCCACATCAGCGTTAACTGACGCAGGGCCTGAATGGCCACGATGCTGGGCGCCTCGAGAAGAGCGCCAGAAGTCGGATCGAACACCTGCTCCAGGAAACCTCTCAAGAATGAGGGGAGCCCTGCGGCTTTCTTGCTTCTTGCGAAGCTAGAAAACGCGTTGGGAGCGACCGAACCTTGGTCGAGAGCTTTTTCGAGCTCCTTACCAAAGTCGGACAGGGTTATCGTGAGAAACGACAACCCCTCGTGTTCGACACGCCGGCGGATCGTTTTGAGATCCGCCGTGGTGCTGATGCCGCATCGCGTCCCCAGATCTTCGAGGACGCACTGCAAGAACACGATCAGGCTTTTCAAGGTTCCTCCACTCAATGTTGGGGGTGTGCCTTCCTCAGCCTGACCTACCCGAGACTAGCTGAATTCCACGTGCTAGTTCTCGCCACCCACAAGCTGGGTGACCTTGGCCCCGCTGCTCGCCGTGAGGTAAGCAACGAGGGCGTCTGCGATCGCCTTGAGTTCAGCAGCCGTATACCCGTTGTTCGGGTGATCCACGGTAAGCGTAACGCTCGAAGAAACTCGAACGTTCTGCGCCGGGATGAACGGATCTGCTGAAATCTTGGTCGAGACCAGCCGGATGGAGTTGCGCGTGCGCCTCCCGTAGGAGTGCTGCACCTTCAACTCGGTGAGACTGTCCGCGCTCTTGAAAGAGCCGACGCCATCACCGGACGACACTCGCGGAAGCGAGATCGCCACACCCGAAATGGTAACAGACTGTGGATCGGAGTAAGCCAAGGCAGTGTCCTTTGCAGAGTGTGAAGGACCTACTGTTGTAGGCCCGGTTCCTCAAGGTAACCTTGTGAGTCACCTCAAGGTGGTCGGCCCCGCGGTCATACCGAGGGCGCCGAGGATCGACCATTGCTTGGTAGATAAATCACCAAGCTGCAGGTCGAAACCGTAAGGCGTGCTCTTGGTCCGAGTCTTCAGAATGATTTCATCAGACCGGCCAATGGCAGCTGGGACAGAACCCCCTGGATGGGGGCGTAGCCCAGTTACCGTGCGGTGACGCGTCACGCGAGTTGTATGCATGAGTTATCCGTACCTGAGCACGGGACTGTCGTTGTGCAGGTTTGTCACGTTGGATATAAAAGTCCCAACGTCAGCCTGCCAATCGATCAGCCAGGACCATGGGGTTAACTGGTAGATGGTATCCGCAGTGATGCGAGTTCCTAGCAGCTGGTTTGCCAGCTGCTCATACCGTTCGCTCTTTTCGAGG